ATGTATAGCTTCTTATTCTGAGATAGATATGCAGATTATTTATAATCAAACTATGGATTGGGTTGATGAACAAACTTCTATGGATGATACTGTTCCCCTCCAAGCTGTTGGTAAGAAAGACCTTGGTGGTGGAATCTATACTGATATTATCTATGAACTAATAAATGGATGGAAGATCAAACTATGGGATGGACAATATCCATTATCAATAAAAGGAACTGTTATTACATCGGATGCTTCAAATCCATTTCATTTCCCTAACTATTGGGGTGCAGTCCAAGTTCAGTTCAAGACAGGAACTTCTGGTATTATAGCGAGTCCAATCATAGATTCTGCAGAACAAACAGCTATAGCTAATAGAGTATGGACTGTAACAGATGGTGCTAAGGTAAGAAAGATAACTACAAATAGATGGAAGATAGAAGGCAATCAGTTAAAGATCTATGATGATAATGGTACAACAGTTATAGCTATTTTCAATTTAAGTGGCTCTCAGACTACTCCATATTCGGAAAGGACTCCAACTTGAGCATTATTACGCAAGGATTGGGTGGAACACATCTTATTAGCCAGGGTTACGGTTATTCTATAGGTTATTTAACAATACAACTTGCTCAGACTCTTATTTTTGCTGATAGTTTATCCAAAAAATGGAATGCTATTAGAACATTTCCAGAGAATCTAAAACATACTGATGGTATTCTTCATAAATGGGATATTAAATATATCATTGGAGAAATAATGTCATTCTTTGAAACAACATATCCAAGGATTGTTATTATTCCAATAGGAAAACCAGAAGAAATTAGACCTGGTTTACCATGGATTAGAATACCAATAGAAAAAATAATCAATATTTATGGAGATCTATATCATCCAATAGAAGCTTTCATGACAGTACAAGGAGATCTTGTGGTAAGGATCAAAGTATCCCAAGAAGTATATGGTGATTTAATTAAGAAGTTTGAGAAAGAAACCATTACTGTTGGAGACTTTGTTAAAAAATATGCAAAGTCTTTAGAAGTTAAGGGTGATCTGGACAAGCAGATAGATAAAATTATCCATGTTAAAGCAGATCTTGTCAAAGAAATCCTTGGAAATTATGATGTAAAAGGAGAGAAAGATTGGAAACGTTTCATAATAGAAGTAATATTGGAAGAGGAAGAAAATGGTAACGATTAACATATTACTTGCTATTCCATTACCATATTCGGGGAAAATAGAGAAAGAAGTACAGGATTCTATAGATGCATTAAAAGGAAACTTTGATATTTTTATATTGAAAGATGCTCCAGAAGACTTAGATAAAGGTGATCGTCTATGGAGAATAGGAAAATGTAGAGAAAGAATAAGAGAATATTTCCTTAGTCATAAGGAATATGATTTTCTTCTTTTTATAGATAGTGATATTGTTTTTCCTCCTGAAACATTGGAAGTTCTATCTTCCTTTGATGGAGATATTGTAATTCATTCATATGAAAGTATTCCATTGCCAGGAAAGAAACGACAACATCTAAATGTTGATATTCCTCTCTTTAAAAGAAGTCATGATAAAGTTATTATTCTAAGTGGTATGGGTTGTACTCTGATCAAAAGAAAGGTCCTTGAAGAATGTAATTTCATGAAAGATGTTAAGAATTGGGATACAGAGCTGGGTGAAGATATTTCCTTTCTAAGCCAAGCTAAGGAAAAAGGCTTCAAAACAATTATCATTGAGGATAAATTAAACTTGAAACATCTTATGAAAGAAGAACTTGATAGGGAATCATTCTGGCAACAGTTGAAGGACAATCCTTCAGAATTTAAACGTTGGAGAAAGGAATGATAGATGGAGAAACATTTAAATAATAAAAGACATATTAATCTTTAGTAGGAGTGAAAGCTTTATGACAGATAAATACGGTATTATAGAAGAGCTTACTGCTCAATTAGTAGCTACTAAAGCTCAATTGAAAGAAGCTCATGACAAGCTTAAGACCATGGAGAATATTCCAGGTGAGAAGACTCTTGAGATGTTGGATCTTCCAATCTATGTTATTGAATCATTGGAAGACAAACCAATAGTCATCTCAGGTATTGCTTTAGCAGAAGGTATATGGAAGAATGTTGTTTATACTCCTGAAGAAATAGCTAAAGCTGCTGATGATCTTAAAGGAAAACCATTATTGGTAGAACATGGTCATGATGATATCTTCAAAGATAGTAAAGTTGGAGAAGTACTAGATGCTCATTTTGATCCAACATTGAAAGCCTTGGTCTTTAAAGCTAAAGTAGAAGATCCAGATGCACGTAAACTGGTAATGAATGGTACATTCCAAGCTGTATCATTATCAACTTGGATGGAAAAGAAGACCATTAATCCAGACTTGAAGATAGGATATGCATTTCATTTTGCAGAACTTAGTCTCGTTAAGAACCCTGCATGTGAGAAATGCTTCATATTACATTTAGAACAGCTCAGAAAAGAAATGAATAAAGTTGAGCAATGTTTAAATAAGAAAGAAGATAATATAGAAAATAGGAGTGATATCAAGATGGAAACTCAAACAGCACCTTCCGTTCCAGAAAAGAAGGAAGAGGCTCCAGTGGAACAGAAACCAGAGACTTTAACTCAGGAGAAAGTAGTTCTAGCTATTATTGAAGACAATGGTGAAGATCTTATAGTAGAACTTTCTTCAATGGAAGAGCTAGCAGAACTTGAGAAGACTTGCATGGTAAAAGGACATTACTATGGCTCTCCAGGATATTACTATCCATATAAAAAGAAATATGGAAAGTACTATGCTTATCCATACTATGGCTATCCTTACAAATACCCAACTAAGAAAGCTGGATATGAAAAATGTCCAGAAGGACAAGTATGGGATGAAAAGGAAGGTAAATGTATGGAACAAAAAGCCGAATACACATGTCCAGAAGGTCAAGAATGGGATGAGAAAGAAAAGAAATGTATGGAAAAAGCAGCAGAGAAATATCCAGAATGTCCAGAAGGAGAGACATATTCTGAGGAACAGAAGAAATGTGTTCCAATGGAAGAGAAATGGGATGAATGTAGGAAGAAAGTCCAATATTATCCATACAAATATCCAGGCAAGTACAAGGTAAAGAAATCAGAAGACTCTGAAGATGAAGAAGAAGTAGATCTATCAGAGTTTGAAATGCTAGCAGAGTTTAAGATAATCAAGAACAAGAGATCTGGTAAATTTGTTGTTTTCAAAGTTCCAGAGAAAGGACTATGGAAAATAGTCAAAGTCTTTGATACTCAAAAGGAAGCAGAAGACTTTGTTTCAGGCAAGAAAGAAGAGAAAGCTGCAGAAGAGAAAGATGAACATGGATGTATCGTAGGCAAGGAAGAATGGGATGACAAGGAAAAGAAATGTATGCCTATGACTAAAGAAGAGCAATCTGCATATACTGACTTTGTTGGTAAATGCATGAAAGATGGCAAGTCCATGAAGGAATGTGCAGCTATGTATAAGAAAGAGAAGGGTAGTCTTGCCATGAGAGATGAAGCAGTCTGCAAAGAAGGAGAAAAATGGGATGATGATAAGAAAGTATGTGTACCCATCCCAGGATATGAAAAGTATCCAGCTCCAGTAAAGAAATCAGAGACATTGGCTGCAACTGAAATTCCAGCAGTTGTAGAGACTCCAAAGGTAGAAACACCTGCTCCAGCAGTTGAAACTAAGCCTGAAGAGACTCCAAAGACTGAGGAAAAGGCAGTTGTAACAACTCCAGAGCCAGCTAAAGAACCAGAGAAACCAGCAGAAGTTCCTAAAGTTGAAGAAAAACCTGCTGAGAAACCAGTAGAAACTCAAAAGGAAGAGCCTAAAGTAGAGGCAAAGCCTGAAGAGAAACCTGCTGAAACACCTAAAGAAGAGCCTAAAACTGAGGAAAAGCCTGTCGAAGAACCAAAAGTAGTTCCTCCAGAAGAGGAATGGAAAGGTAAAAGTGCTGAATTAATAACCTTATTGAAGCAAACTAAATAAGGTCCTTTCCTCATTTATATTAATAGGAAGGAAGGAATACTATGTCAAGTACAGAAGAAGAGATTAAGCTATTAGAGAAAAAGCTAGAACTTTTAAGACAGATCAAGGAACTTGAATCGAAGATTAATCAAGCTCCATCTCAATCTGATTCTACTCCAAGTCAAAAAGTAGAACCTACAGGTCCAACTCCTGAAATGAAAAGAGAAGCAGAGATAAAAGAGAGTCTTAACAAGCTTTCTGAAGCTGAAAAGATCAAGCTTTTCTTTAAGAGAAAGGATCTAATTGGTCCATTTAGAGGATCAGAAAGAGAAGAAGTTACCGTAGTTCAAGAATAATCTCTATTCTTTTTCTTATTTTTACCAAGTTTGATCATAACCTTTATATATTAAATATACCTTTTATTAAGTAGATACTACACCGAAGGGGTGAATATAAGAATGAAATCATTAGAAGAGCTTGGGACTATAACTAGTGGTAGTTTACTGGATGTCTTGCCAAAGATCATCCTAGATGAAGTAGAGGAAGCTGCTCGTGCCAAGAGATTCGGAAGACAGTTGGTCAGACTTAATGAAGACCTTATCCGAACTAAGGGTAGATCACTTATCATTGCTCGTCTAGGAGCTGTATCTGCAGGTTCAGTAACAGAAGGAAGTGCTCCTGGTACTACAGGAGAACCTACTGTCACCACACCTAATACTATAACCATTGGTAAGATCGGTCTAAAAGCCGTGATTACTCAAGAAGCAATTGATTCTTCAAATATTGATATCATCAGAATGACAATTCAGGAAGCTGGTATTGCACTAGCTGTCAAAGAAGATACCGATATTTTAGCTGCATTGATTGCTGGTTATGGTAGTTCAGTGTTAATGTCTGGTGGAACTATAACATACAACCAGATAGTAGAAGCTGCTGGAAACATCAGGTCTCAAAACTGGGAACCAAATGTGATAGTCATGAATCCTGCTCAATTCAGTCAAATATTGAGTGATACAATGTTTACTGATGCCTCAAAATATGGTGGAAGAGAACCACTATTGAGAGGAGAAGTAGGTATGATATCTAACCTAAAGGTCCTAGTCACAACCCAGATAGCATCTGGTAAGGCATTAGTTCTAGACACAAGGCAAGCAGGTTGGTTGGCAATCAAGCGACCTGTTGACCTAAAGAGATGGGATAACCCATCAACAGACAGTGTCGAACTATACTTCTTCATGGAGTATGGTACTAAAGCCACTAGAACAGAAGCTATTGCATTAATAGCTACTTAAGTTTACCAAGTTTTTTATCTCTTTGTCTTTCCTTCCCTTGTGGAAGTTGAGAGACATTCTTTTTTATCTTGATTTTAGTCAGACAACACCACGCACAAGTAAGTGCTTAAGGATGTTTGATTTAAAAGTTCAACCAAGGAAGGTTCGATATGGGAGAATGTACAAGTAAGTCTACGAATGAGGCTTCTAAAGAAAAGAAGAGAATCTCTAATTTTAAATATTATCATAGTTTAAGAGGAAAATCTGCTTATAGAAGATATAGGCAAAGTGAAAAAGGAAGGAGAATAATGAATATTCTTAATCAACGATGGAGAAAAAATAACCCATTGACTTATAGGAAGAGTCATGAAAAATGGAGAGCTCAACTTATAAAAGAAGTATTTGAACATTATGGAGGAGTTCCTCCCAAATGTATTTGTTGTGGAGAAACTATATTTGAATTTTTAACTATAGATCATCTTAAAGGTGGAGGAACCAAACATCGAAAAGAATTAAAGAGGAATGGAGATCATTTTTATTTATGGTTACGACAGAATAATTTTCCATTAGGTTTCCAGGTTCTTTGTTATAATTGTAATTGTGGTAGAGCACGAACTTTAAATAAAACATGTCCACATAAGTTAAATAGGAGTGAATCTTAATGGCATATACTAATCCTTCCAAAGTACGAGATCTTCTTGGAGTAGATATCAATGATGCTCCAGATGCATTATTGAATAAGTACATTACTTATGGCGATGAAATAGTTCTTAGATCTATTACTGAAACTATTATTACAGAGGATCTAGATCAAGCTGGGGATAGTTATAATATCTACCAAACTGAAAATCCATTCATAGCCGATAGAAACTTTGATCAAGTTGTCAATACATTGGATGTAACTGTTTATTATGTAGATAATGATCTTAATACCTTACCATTGACTGTTTCATCAGTTGATGGCACAAATGGTAAAATAGAAATAAGTACTATTCACACAGAAGCTTTCTTATCCACTATTGATGTTAAAATTGACTATCAGAGATATATTTGTAAACCAGATTGGACTTTGATAGAATTAGCATCTTCTTATTATGCTGCTTTTATGTGGGTAGGAAGAGAACTATATCTTGTTCCTGAACGATACTTCCTTGGAGAACTTAGAATCTATGGTAGAGAACCATGGAAACATTTTAAGAAACAGTTTGATAGGTTGATACAAATCATAGTTAATCAACCAATCAGTAAGGTTGAATATGAGAAAATGGTAATTGCTCCTAGATCTTTACCATCAACAGAAGAAGTTACTGATGAAATGGGATTAAAGAAAAGAGGATTTATATGAGCAAACGTGTTCCAAACTGGATGTATAAAAAGCTGCTTAAAAGCACTGTTCAATTGGTTAAGATAACAGAGACTATGATTTCAAATACTATTCCAGTTTCGGAATATGAGGAATATGGACAAACTGAAGTAACTGGTAGTACCTTTACTATTAAAGCTGAGATCCAACCTATTACTGAAAAGGACTTGATATCTTTACCTCCTGGGATGTTAGAAGTAGGGGATGCAATTGGTTTCTTCTTAAAAGAATATGTTCTTGAAGGAACTACTTATACTATTGAACCTGAAGACTTGATCATAGCAGGTAGTATTACTTATGAAGTCCAGACAGTTACTGATTATTTCCAAGGTAATGATGTTGTCTTCAGACGTGGTTATTTAAGACAGAAAGGTAGAGTTAGACCATGAGTTACAAGTTTACAGTAGAAGTTAAACATACAGATATGGATAAATACATAAAAGATAGACTAAAACTTCTACATAAAGTCCATGATATGTGGACAGTATCCCAAGTATTTGATGTATCTAGACGTATAGCTCCAAGATATCTAGGAGTAGAAGATCCAAGGAGAAAGAGACTAGAACTACCAAAGAAGATACATGTTTCATCTATTATTCAACCAGAAAGCAAACTTAAGTACAATGTTTTAACAGTTGAACCTGATGTAATGATACCAGTAATGTCTCTACATACAGGATTTAGACTTCCTGCTAGACGACCAACATCAGGAAGAATATTGAAGTTCCCATTGAAACCAGGTCAGAAATTATATAAACCTGAACGAGGTATTTCTCCTCAAACATTAAGAGGTCCTGCTGCAATGGAGAAAACATGGGTAGCAGCTAAGAAAGTACGTGGTAAGTTTGTACCTGCCAATCCAAAGAATAGATTCATACCAATATCGTATGCTTCAACATGGTCAGGATTCACTCGAAATGCTAGTGCTGCTCTTAAAACAGGTAAGACTCCAATGAAGATAAATAGAAAAAGAATAACAAAGTCCTTTAGACTAAGGTGGGGTTTAGCATGAAAATAGAAGAATTGAATAGATTTATTGTTGATTATCTACGTAGAAATATTACAATTGAAGGATATGGAGAAACAGGTAAACCCTGGATTTACATGGATTATCCAAGATATGATGCTACATTCCCAAGAATATCAGTAACTCAGACAAGTTCTCCAACAGAACCAATTGGTATTGGACATGAAGGACTTTATTTCAATGTATCTTATGATATAGATGTGTGGATAAAGAAGGGTAATATCTTTACAATAAGTAGTAAGAAATATACAGGATCTTCATTACGAGATTATCTAACCGATATTGTTGTTCGTAAATTGATATTATCTGAAGGAACTTTATTAAATATCTCAGGTGGAACTTTAACTGTTGGTCCAAGAGTTTATTTCAAGTCTCAAGGAATCTATGACATCAAAGTAGACAATGTATCTTCAGTTCCATATGATGATGAATATGAGATATTTAGAAAGACTATAGGTGTAACATTAACTATTCAACAGGAGACTCCATAATGAGATGTACAATATGTGGTAGCTTCCAAGCAACAAAGACTTGGAGAGGTTCTAATGATGAATTATTGAACCTATGTGAGATATGTTTCGACTTTGTACGTATGTCTTCTCGTATATCCAGACGACAATATGAAGTCTGGAAACAAGAAAACGTTTATAAGAATGATAACCTAAATATAAAGTAGGAGTGAAAGACTTTGGCAGAGGTCAAAATCTATAAAGGATGGGAAGCTCACATCTTGATCAATGGATCTGAAATCGCATGTTGCGAATCAGCATCTGTTGAGATAGCAAGAAATCTAGAGCCATACTATTGTATTGGTTCAAAAGATCCTCATACAATCTCAGAAGGTAATAGAGAAATAACTGGTAGCATATCTCATGCTATGGTTAATGTTACTTATTTGAGACTTGTAACAGGAGAAAGTGGAACATTCACTGAACCATTTGACATCTATTTCAGAGCAGGATCTACTACACCATATGTATGGATCTACTGTTATGGATGCAAGTTTGAGACAGGCTCTATTGATATTCCACAAGATGGAGTCCTAAAGGAAGACTATGACTTTAGGGCAACTAGCATAGCTACAGCTTATGAAAGCTGAGTTTAGTTAGTTTCATCCTAATTACAGGTTAATGCCAAGTAAGGCTTAACATTCAAACCAAGTAAGGTGATGTATACGATCTCAAACAAGCAAGTTGGAGGTGCAAGTCGTAATGTCTAAAGAAGAAAGTATGCCAGAGATGGCTACAGTAGCTGATCTTTTATCAGGTGGAAGTGCAGAACAAGAGATTACTCTAAAGACTTTACCAGGAAAGAAGGTAAAGATCAAGAAGGCTACAGTTGGCGAAATCTCAGACATTATGAAAGTTTCAGGTGATTCTGTCCTGGAACAGTTCATATGGCTAGCAGTTAGATGTCTGGTATCTCCTAAGTTGAATGAACCAGAAATAAGGAAACTGCCTCATAATGTTCTATTGGAGATTGGCTCACAAATAGCAAAGTTT